ACATAAGGTGCTGAACCTGAAACTACATCTTCGCCAAGTACGCCAGCAAGAGGGTAGATCACGGTGTCAGCAAATACTGCTCCACCAAAGTCGTATGTTGAGTGAACGCGACCTTGTAGGTAGTTGTAGTTCTTTACGAGAGAACCGCGTAGGCCCTCATCGTACAAAGGTGTGTAAATATCTTGAGGCTTGACGGTATTCGCAGTAACAGGAATGTAGGCGGTAGGTGTTGTAACCGCAGTTCCTTTTGTTGTTTCTTTAGCGATACCTATATACGAACGGTGGGTATTTTGTAGTGCCACTTATTCACGCTCCTTGCGTTGTGGTAGTCGCGGCTACCGGTGTTGTTGGTGTTGTTTTCTTTGTTGCAGAAGCGAGAGTGACATCGGCATTAACGATCTCATCTGCCGAATCGAAAGTATCGCCGGGTTTAACAGTTAGACCGAGAGTAGGAAAATCCTTCTCACCATCACCGTTGTAAATATAGGTTGCCATTGCTCTCCTAAGCCTGAATCATCTGAGTAACATCAAATCGAATTTCTGCCCAAGTTTCCGTTGCTCCGTTATCCGAAGTAACTGGCTCTCCGTACAGACAGTCAATCGCAGGTTCCGCGCCTTGCCAAACATTCACTTGGCTTGAATCACCGAAGTTATGACTAGCTCGAAGCGTATTCTTGATGTTGTCCACTAGTGTATCAAAATCCGTCATAGCATCTTCGGAGTTGTTTTGTAATGAATGATGGAACAACTGCAAGACAACTGTGAAGTCCACGCGCTTCCAACCGCTTGTTGCCCCGCCAATAGCCAAACGAGTTTCGCGCTCGCTTTGAATAAAGATTACGAGAGCCGATCTCGACATCTGCCCGGCAGTAGCACCTACTTGAAAGTTGATGCGCTTTGGGAATGAGGTAAAGATTTGATTGAGCGTGGCAATGTTCGCGCCAGTCAGATAGTTGTAAAGAGTGGAGCGTAACTGGGTACGACCTACTGACATTAACGCATCCTTCGGAATGGGCTAAGAAGTTGCTTGGCTAGTTCAATGTCTGAACCAATAATGGATTGAACGCTTGGGCCACTTGTTGCGCGGGTAGTAATTGCCATAGACAATGAGTTATCGCCACGAACCTTGAGGAAGTCGGTTGTAAGAAGGATTGCGGCTTGCTTGACCGCCTGAGGCATATTTCCTACTGCTACTCCTGATGCGTGGGTGTATTTAAGCGCAGAGGTGATATTGACGGTGCTAGAGCCGTATGTGTAGTTAGATGAAACCACAACTTGCTCGGTATTTGCGCCGTCATAAATTGTTACTAGCGTTCCAGCAGTAAGACCGATTGGGTCAATCATTGTGAAAGAAGTCTGACCAGCCGTAGCGGTGTTAATCATTCCATTACAAAAACCTGCGGTGTAGTTGTATGAGGCGTAAATCTTTGTGCCGTTGGTAGGTGGGAAACCAAAAGATAATGGGCCTTCTGAGCTATAAGTAAGCCCTAATTGAGATAGTGGGTAGATCACTTGTGACTTCTCAAACCAGCAAGCAGCAAGAGTAGATGCTGATGCCGCGACCATATTTGTAGGCACAGAGCCGTATGAGAGGCTGTTTAAGGACACGATGTTGTTGTAGTCAGGGGAGATGACCAAATAACCTTCATTGGTGATACGGCTACGAGATTGCTCTGTGAAGTTTTGAGCAATAAGAGGTTGGTTCACATAAATATCTATGAAAGATGAGGCGCGCTGAATAACTGAAGCCAGTTCAGCATCTTGTTGAGCAGAAGTACCCCCGACAACCAAGTTGTTGTAGTCAATCGCGGTTGGAGCGTTTTTATACTCGGCGATTGTCAGGTATGAGCCTGATGAGAATTGGGTTACTGGGGATACTGCTGCCATTTGTTAATCTCCGTCTTTTTTAGGGGCTGACGATTCGTGACCACAACGCGAACACTTGATAAACCACGACCCAAACCCACAGTTGGTACAAGTGTACCCTCGGTCGCTATCTCCGTGTGTGTGTAATGCCAAATTGCCTTCTGTAAAGCCTTCTGCCTTTAATGCTTTGATGTCTTTAGGATTATCTACGCTATACATTCCATTTTTGCCAGCGCGTAAAACTTTAGAACCTGATTGCCTTTTAATTTCTACTTCTCTTGCGAAACCATCTCGCGGTACTAATCTTCCCATTTATTTTGCCTTTCCTAAGAAACAGGGAGAGAGCCAATTACGACTCTCCCCCCATTTAGATTTCTATTTACTAAGCAGCAACAATTCCTGATACTGCGCCATTCCAAGCAGGAGCGGCACAGAAGAATGTTCCTCTGAAGTAAGTTGAGAACTCATAAGCGAACTGAGTTACAGGCCATTGGATTCCCATATAGTCCTGCACCAAGTAGTTAGCCCAAACATCGCTTACCTCTGTATCAGGGATGGGCAATGTGTAGCTTAGAACTGGAGCAACACCTTGTGGAAGCCAAGGATGAACTGTCAATGGGACAGACTTTCCTGTGGTTTCGTTCACAATTCCATTAACTACTGAACCGTATGTAACTCCTGAGGTTTCATCCTGAGAAATTTGTAGGCGGTAGTTAGCGTTTGCAGAACCCTTAATTGCATCTGAGAGTTGCTTGCGGTCTGAACCGTTAAGCAATACCTCATCAGGGTCAGCCTTTACTGATGCGTAGAGGTTAGTAAATACAGTCTGGAACTCTGTTCCCGGATTTGTATTTGAGAAGGTTGCGTTGATGTTGTTGTTGTAACCTGAGTTAGCACCAAGAACAGTTGTCAAGATTCCGTCATAGCCTGTTGCGTAAGCAGAAGTATCTGCTGATGCGCGAGATGCTGTGATTGAGCTTGATGTTGAATACACAAGGGTATCGCCGACTGATGTTGAACCAGCACCTACGATGTAACCAGTTGTGCTCTTGATTGTTCCTTGGTACTTAGCGTTTGCTACACCTGTTGTTGTACCGATGTAGATGTTGTAGCCAAGTGCGCCAGTTACAGGAGTTACAACAATCTTCAAAACTTGTGAAGTTGTTGCTTGTGAAGTAACAGTATTAACGATTGACTCACCGAAACCTGAACCTGAGATACCTGCATCTGCTGTGACATAGATGTAGTAGGTGTTGTTAGCGAGAGCAACTTGTCCTGTACCTGCTGATGGAGCAGTTACGGTTACTGTTGGAGCAGAAAGAGCACCGGCATAACCAGTTGCAGTTCCGCGAGCCATTAGCATCATTCTTTCTTCCATAAGCATTGTTGCATAGAGGGTAGAAGTTGATGACAACTGACGAAGGTCTTGGTATCCGAGGCCTGAGAAGTTAGCATCGAATGAAACGCTGTCAGATAGTGAGTATGAGTTGTAAGGCAGGATGATGTCATCTGCTGTGTAACTGATCTTTGAACCACGCTCGAAGTTGATTGAACCGAAAGCAGTAGTTGTAGATTCTGTTACGCCCGGCCAAATCTGACCTTGTCCACCTGTACCTGTACCTGTGTAACCGGTGATGCGCTTGATACGGTGTGATGTACCAACGCCCTTCTTACGAGGGATGCGGTTACGAAGTGGTGTTGGGCGAGGTGTCAATAGCTTTGCAGGTGCTTCGAGGTCGAAGGCTGCGAAAGATGTTGAGAGTGGGCTTGAGATTGTGATGTCCTTTTGCATATCCTGAACAGCAAGGCGTTGTGCCGCGATTGCGTTGTTCAATCCTGCAAGAGCATCAGGAGCAAGTGACTTTGTTGCTGCTAGTGATTCCAACATTGCTGTTGAATCCTGTGCAGGTGTAAGTCCGTTTGTGTTTGGTGTAGCGAAAGACTTATTCAGGGTGTCCTGAAATTCATCCATACGCTTGGCTGCCTTCTTAGGTGATACTTCATCACCAAAGAGGTCTGCAGCTTTAGGGGCTTGTAGAGCCAATGTAGTTCCTTTCGAGTGGGTTATTCCTCGTCAGAAGTTACAGAATTTGAAGGAGCGGCTTTAGCCAAGTATTCCTTCTCCAGTAATTTGTAACCCTTAACGAGAATTGGGTCTGAGGTTGCTGATCCCTTTTGACGGTATTCAGCAGCCTTGAGCAGTAGCTCGTTTGTATCAGTTACAGCAACTCGACCTGTGCGCTTTGGGCCACCGGATAACGCTGCTGATTTTGCCGTTACGAGTTCTGATTCAAGTGCTACCGCTCGATCTTCCGCCGCCTTTGTTGCGGCTTGAAGGTCTGCGATCTCTGCCTTGACTGTTTCAGTCGCACTCTTTACAGCCTTCTCGATGATAGCCGTTACAGACTTCTCATCAAGAATTTCATCTTCTTTAACCTCAGCAGGAGTTTCCTCAGAAACTTCTTCTGCTGGCTTATCTTCAACAGCAACTTCTTCACCTTCGGCTGACTTGATTGAGCCTGAGGTGTCAAGTGATACTGCAGTAGAAACATTTGCTACTTCATTTGTTGGTGTTGCGCCTGTGACAACGACCTGTGATAGACCGTGAGTTTCGCCGACTTGATGGCAACCGCACTCTAGGCACTTATTAACTGTTGCTGACTTATCCATCTTGGTACATCCCTTGCACATTTTGTCATCGCAACCGCCGTCTGCCTTACAAGCAGCACATCCATCGCAACCACAATCTGCGGTAGTCATATCTTCTGAATCAGATTCTTTCTTGGCTGATAGTTCAAGCATTGAGGCATCTGTAGCCATTGTTTCTCCTTCTTCGACTTCCCCATCCTTGAAATTGAATAGGTGCTTTAGGGCAGAAAGCAAAGTGTCAATGTCATCGCGCTCATCTGAGTCGGTGTCTGCCATCTCTGTTGCTTCTGAAATGATTAGTTGTGCTAGAGCTTTGCGAGCAGCATCATAAGAGGCTTGGTCAAACTTAACATTCTCGCCATTTACTGCTTTGTCGTGCATCTCTAGGATTGTGTCTATTACTGGTGATTTTTTCACATTCCATCCTTCCGGTAGTTGATCTACTGCTCCTAGTGCGCGAGCGCGAGCAATGATGTGGGCTTTAGTTTTTGCAGGGTCTTTTGCGCGACCAAATGCTTGAATCGCGTTCTTAAGATCAGCAATAGTTTTGATTGGGTATGAACCGTCAGGCATTGCTTGACCTGCTTCGGCAGCATCTTGCCTTTCTTGAGTTGAGAACTCACGCTTTGTAATCTCTGTGTATTCCTCAACCTTAACAAGTGAGGTTTCGCCTTCAACTGACTTAGCAAGCATCAACTTGGCATTTGGATTAGCGGGTCTATCAACAAGTGATACTTCAACGATCTGTCCGTCAATGATGCGACCATTAGCCGCCTTCTGATCGCGCACAACGCGAGGTGACTTGATACCTATTGAGAATCCCTTAAGTACGCCTGACTCCACTTTTTTAACGCTAACAGGATCAACAACAAGAACGCTAATGTAATGACCATCTTTTTTAGCTTCATATTCTTTTGCTACTCCTGCTGCGATAGATGAATGTTGTTCTCTGATGTTTCCACCTGACTTAAACCATTCAGGCATAGCCGAAGAAAGCCAAGCATCGTCACAGATTTGCTGGTCAATGTCCAAAGAGTCATCAGTTGCTTTTCCATAAACTAAAAGTGAACCATCCTCTTGCTTCTCTTGCTTAATAATCGCTGCGTACGAATTAGTGAAATCTGTAGCCATATTTGCTTTCTCCTTGTTTAATTTTGAAGCGACACTTTCAGCCCAAGACTTTCCAGCATCCCCACCCCAAGCATCCCAAGCAACACGACCTGCTGATGGGAAACCCTTTTCGCCTTGGTTGAACCCCTCGGCTTTTTTATCAACTTCGTGGCGAGCAAAAAAACTCACCATACGCATAATGGTATCGGTTGATAATCCTTCTCGTCTTGAAAGTTGTCCTGCTCTTGTTCTACCTGTGCTAGTGAAACCATCTCCGGCTTTACCATCAGCAATCCAGCCAAGTGCGCGTTTTGCTGCGCTCGCTACACCCGCAGGAGGAACAAAAGTTTCTGACATAAGTTTTAGGCTGAGTAGATAACTGAAACTGCGCCTGTTGATGTACCTGCTGCTGAAACTGCATAGAGAGAATCATTACCGTGCATCCATATTTGGACACTACCTGCTGCGGCAAGATTTTGGCCACCATTTACACCAACTGTATTTGTTACCGCATTGTCGCCAAGAAAAATTGCGGCTGAATCTCGGTTATTAACTTGAACGGCTACATAACCAACACCATTTGGAATTGTGACTAGCAAAGTTGGAGTTGTACCGACGGTGATATTTGAGTGATTAAGAGCCATTGAGTTTCCTTATCTCGGATTATGTTAAATTGTAATGCTTATTTCATTCGTCTGCGTTGAGAGCTTCATCCAAAGCAGCACCGTAATCAAATGTTGCATAATCTGTTTCAACAGGCATTGTAGAACAACGGCAGTTTGGATGAACTGGCAAATCATCACCTGTCAAACCATTAGAGAACTCA